CCAATAGGGCGGCTTATGATTAACCATGCCCTGCAGGGCATGGTTAATCATAAGCCGCCCTATTGGGCCGCCAGTATGACCTTTGTTGTCGACATCGACCATCATCGTTTTCTGCGGGAAGGCTAAAGCAATTATGAATGACGAATTACGAATTACGAATAACAACGAGGAAGAATGGGCGGCATGGTCAGCGAAGTTTGACCGCGTTGACCCTGAAAAGCCGAGGATTGCTTACAAGGAAGGATATAAGTATCAGCTCGTTCAGGATTATCTAAGAGTAATCCCGATCACTCCGGACAGAGATATCTACTCGGATTTTATAAGCTTGCGGCGAGATGGCCTACTTAGGATCAAGAAAGGGTATGCCTGGGATGGGCCATCGGGGCCAGCCCTTGACACCAGGGACTTCATCCGGGGATCACTGGTCCACGATTCGCTGTATCAGCTCATGCGCGAACATGGCCTTGATGACGCGTACAGAGAAGCAGCCGACCAGATCCTGCGCACGATCTGCCGGGAGGACGGGATGTTATCCGTCCGTGCCTGGTGGGTGTATGCAGGCGTCAGGTTTGGGGGCGGCGCTGCTGTTGCCCATGACAACCCGGTGCTGTATGCGCCGTGATTGAACTGAATTACGAATTACGAATGACGAATTACGATTCGCCCGGCGTTTAATTCGTAATTCGTAATTCAAAATTCGTAATTGATTATGGATGAAGGCAATTACGGCCAGGACTATCAGGCCCGTTTGAACGCGGAAGCTATTGCGAGGCACCGAAACCGGAATTCCGGGGACACGATACCGAACCAAACAGCCGGTTCGGGTCATGTCCCCGAATTCCTCCCCTGCGCCTGGTGCGAAGAGGAGATCCCCGAGGCCAGAAGACTGGCGGTTCCCGGTTGCAGCCTGTGCATTGGGTGTCAAATAATGAAAGAACGATTTCCAGAGAGGATAGCATGACTCCTGAACAGATTGCGGCCCTGGCCGCGTTTTCTACCATTATTGAGAGGTTGGGCACGGCTCCGACTGGTTCATTGATTGCTTTTATCCTGCTGGCGCCCTGGATTGTATTGGCCGCAGTGTCAATCTACCAGAACCGGCGCTTTGAAGCGGTGGTGCAGATGTATGAAAACAATTTTACCCAGACCGAGACCTGCACCAAGCTGGCGGAGGGATTTGCCGAGATGGCCAAGGGATTCCGGGAATTGTTGGTGTGGACAACCAAAGAGACCACCGAAACCAAGCAAGCGGTGATGACGAACATGCACTGTCCGTTGATCAGGAAGGGCGCAAGCCCAAAGGATATCCAATGAGCGAACGATTAATGATGGAAGGGAAAAAAATCGGTCTTGATCGGGAGGCACAGGCCTTGCGCTATCGAATAGAAGGTCTTTGCACCTTGATTCGCGGGCAACTGAACACGGCGTTAATTCCACATCATGAGGACCTGCAGATCTCAGAGGCAGCCGCCCACATGGATGAACTGGTAATGGCCCAGGCTGAACTGCTATCCCTGATCAGTCAGATCAGGAAGCTGGAGGCAGCCCTTGGCCGCTAAAGGAGACAAGGCGATTCTCGCCCCCCAGGCCATGCGCCTGTACGCCGATGGCCATAACCTTTCGGCGATTGCCGGGCAACTTGGAATCAGCGTGACCTCGCTGGCCCGCTGGAAGGCGGAAACCCTTGTCCCCGGCCAGACCATGGACGAGTGGGATCGTGCCCGAAGCCAGAAGCGCGGCAATATCCAGCGGCTGCGCGATCTCTTTGAAGATCAGCTCACCTTCCTGGAGGGCCAATCTGCCCGCGAACGCACCGCGCCGATGATGGACACCCTCTCGAAGGTCGGGGCGCTCCTGGAGCGCTGGGACAAGATGGAAAAGGCAACCCGGGTTGCCGAAGAAGTGGTGCGGGAAGTGAAGAAAACCGGGCTGTCCGCTGATACGGTGGAAGATATCCGCCGTCAGATTCTGGGGATCGGGGCATGATGGATCAATTACGAATTACGAATTTTGAATTACGAATGAACCGGCCATGACAGAGATAGCCGCCACTCCTTACGTCCTTCTTCCTTACCAACAATCATGGGCCGCAGATCCGGCCAAGGTTAAGGTCATTGAGAAGTCCCGCCGCATCGGTCTTTCCTGGTCGGAGGCCGCTGATGATACCCTTTATGCCGCCTCCGAGACCGGCGATGACGTCTGGTATATCGGCTACAACAAGGACATGGCCGAGGAATTCATTAACGACTGCGCCTTCTGGGCCAAGCAGTACGACCTCGCCGCAGGCCAGGTGGAAGAAGAGGTCTTTATTGATGAGAACAAAGACATTCTCACCTTCCGGATCCGCTTCGCCTCCGGCCACAAGATCGTGGCCCTATCGTCTCGGCCCAGCAACCTGCGCGGTAAACAGGGCCGGGTGGTAATTGATGAAGCGGCATTCCATGACGATCTAAAAGAATTGATGAAGGCGGCAATGGCCTTGCTGATCTGGGGCGGAGAGGTGCGGATCATCTCCACTCATGACGGCGACGAAAACCCCTTCAATGAACTGGTCAAGGATATCCGCTCCGGCCGCGTAAACTATAGCCTGCACCGGGTCACCTTTGATGATGCCCTGGCGCAAGGGCTTTATCAGCGCATTTGTCTCAAAACCGGGGAAAAATGGAGCCCGGACGCCGAGGCGATCTGGCGTCAGGGGATCATCGATTTTTATCGTGACTCCGCCGACGAAGAGCTGTTCTGCATCCCATCCAATGGCTCCGGCACCTTCCTGACGCGGGTACTCATTGAAAACTGCATGAGCGCCGACATCCCGGTAATCCGGTATGAGCAGAAGGATGAGTTCAAATATCTGGCTGAGGAATTGCGGGTTTCCGAGGTGGAGGCATGGTGCGAGGACACGCTCCTACCCATCCTGCAGGAGCTGGATCCCAAACGTCGGTCTTACCTGGGTGAGGACTTTGGCCGCACCGGGGATCTAACCGTGATCATTCCCCTGCAGGAGACTCAAGCCGCCACCTTTCGGGCACCATTCGCCCTGGAACTGCGCAACATTCCTTTCCAGCAGCAGAAACAGATCGTCTTTTTCATCATTGATCATCTGCCGCGTTTCAGCCATGGATCCTTCGACGCACGCGGTAACGGCCAATACCTGGCAGAGGTTGCGGCCCAGAAGTACGGGCAGAACCGGATCTCCGAGATCATGCCCAGCGAGCCCTGGTACCGGGAAAACATGCCCAAATACAAGGCTGCTTTTGAAGACAAGACCATTCTCCTGCCCAAGGATGCCGACATGATTGAGGACCACCGGGCCTTCAAGATCATCAAGGGTGTGGCCAGGCTGCCCGAAGGAAAGACCAACGATAAGAGCAGCAAGCAGCGCCACGGCGACTCCGGCATTGCCGGGGCCATGGCCTGGCATGCCACCGGGCAGGAAGGTGAAGTGGAATACGCCTATCACCCTGTCAGAAAGCGAAACATAAACGGAGACCGAGACGGGCGGCAAATCAAGACAACAGCCGGTTTCGGCACCATTGAGGGAGCCTGGTAATGATCGTTGATAAGTATGGCAAGCCGATAAAATCCGGGGAACTGACCAAAGAGCTGGCAGCCCCATCCCTCACCGGGATCCGTACCGTCTGGGACTCGACCGTCGCCTCAGGCCTAACCCCCTACAAACTGGCCAGTCTGCTCCAGGGCGCAGCCTCCGGCGATGCCAACGACTACCTGACCCTGGCTGAGGAGATGGAGGAGCGGGACCTCCATTACCGTTGCGAGATGTCCAAGCGCAAACTGGCAGTGGCGGCCCTGCCGGTAACGGTCGAGTCTGCCAGTGATGATACCAAAGACAAGATGCTGGCCGAAGAGATCCGGGCACTGACTAAGCGCCCAGGCTTCCGGGGATTACTGAAAGACCTGCTCGACTCCATCGGCAAGGGCTATTCGGTGTGCGAGATCATCTGGGACAGGGGGAACAAGTGGCTGCCTGGCCGCTTTGAGTGGCGTGATCCCCGCTTCTTTACCTTCGACCGGGTTTCGCGGCGGCAGGTGCGCCTGCTCGATGAGGCCAACATGATGGAGGGCATTGAGCTTGCCCCCTATAAATTCATCACCCATGTGCCGCACCTCAAGACCGGCATCCCGATCAGAGGAGGAATTGCCCGCGTCTCCGCCTGGGCCTATCTGTTCAAGAACTACACCATCAAAGACTGGATGTCCTTTGCCGAGGTTTTTGGCATGCCGCTGCGAGTGGGAAAATACCAGCCGGGAGCGGACAAAGACGATATCGCCATCCTCAAATCAGCGGTGGCCAATTTGGGAAGCGATGCGGCTGCAGTGATCCCCGAATCGATGCTGATCGAGTTTGTCGAGAGCGCCAAGTCAACAGGCGGTCATGAGCTCTATAACAAACTGGCCGACTGGCTCGATGCCCAGGTGAGCCGGGGAATATTGGGCCAGACCGCCACCACTACCGGCACCCCCGGCAAGCTGGGAGGCGATGAGGCCCAAAGTGAAGTGCGCGAAGATATCCGCGACGATGACGCCTGCCAGCTCGCCGAAACCATCAACCGCGATCTGGTCAAGCCCTTTATTGATCTGAATTTCGGAGTGCAGGAACGCTACCCGGAGTTGATCCTGCGGGCGGTGGAGAAGGATGATCTGAATCTGTTGACCTTAGCCCTGGAGAAGCTGGTGCCATTGGGGTTGAAGGTGGAACAGAGCGTGGTGCGCGATAAGTTGGGGCTTCCGGATCCGGAAGAGGGTGCGGAGTGTCTGGGTGCTCCGGCACCGGCTGCGCCTGCCACTCCTCCCCTAATTCCCTCCCCCCCCGCGGGGGAGGGTCAGGGTGGGGGGGTAGTTCCCGCTGTGGCAAAGAATAGCATCGAAGTTTCTCCCTCACCCCAGCCCTCTCCCTCAGGGAGAGGGGGATCTGGTGATGGGTACGAGGCGTCCCTGTTCGCCTCGGCCAAGCAGCTGACCGCAAACCCGGCCTCCTCCCTGATCAACGCCGCCGAAGCCCTGCTTGGCCAGGTGGACACCCTGGAGCAGTTCCGCGACCAGTTGATTGACCTCTATGCCCAAACGGATCCAGAGCACCTGGCTGAGATCCTGGCCCGGATGGA